GGATGCAGGTGGACCCTCTACAACAGAGTGGACAGTTGTATTCGATGGCGGTAGTGTAGTAGATAACTTCAATTAAAACAGGGGTTATAATAAGATAAGTTAATGGGCAGCCCCCATAAGGAGAATACATAAATGGCAACAAGAATGCAACAGCGCAGAGGTACTGCAGCACAATGGACGGCTGCAAACCCAATTTTAGCAGCAGGTGAAATCGGATTCGAAACCGACACAAGTAAGTTTAAGATGGGTAATGGCTCATCAGCATGGAGTTCTTTAACATACTTTGCTAATGCAGCAGAACTAGCATCAATAATCGATGGTGCTCCAGAACTTCTCAACACTCTTAATGAGTTGGCAGCAGCGATTGGAGATGATCCAGCATTCTTTACAACAGTTGGACAGAACCTAACAGCACACATAAATGATTCAACCATGATTCATGGAATTGCAGACACATCTGCTCTAGCCCTTCAGAGTCATGTTAACACAGCAGCATCAGATGCTGCCAGTGCACTTGCAGCACATGCTTCAGATACAACCTTGGTACACGGTATTCAGGATATGACTGCACTAGCACTTAAGTCTGAAGTAAACACAGCAGCACAAGATGCAGCAGGAGCACTTTCAACACACGCTACAGACACAACATCAATCCATGGAATTGCAGATACTTCTCTACTTGCAACAACTGGAGATATCACAACACATAATAATGACACAACAAATGTTCACGGAATTTTAGATACAGCAGATCTAGTTACTCAGGCAGATCTCGCTGCTGCTATTTCAGGAGCAACAGTTGACCAACAAGATCTTGCAGGCGTAGGTCTTGATTGGAACTTAGTTGATGAAAGATTTGATATTGACTCAACAGTTGCAACAAAGACATATGCAGATAACGCTGTTTCAACACACGATTCAGACACATTAAATGTTCACGGAATTGCAGATACTTCAATTCTTGCAACAACAACTGGAACACAGACTCTTTCAAATAAGACTCTTACAACTCCAACAATTAATGGTCCAACACTTACCGCAGAAGGTGGAATTCCTACAATTCACGGTATTATACTTCCTTCACCGCATGGAATTATGTTTGAAGGTCCAACAGATAATGAATTTGAAACAATTTTAACAGTTGTAGACCCAACAGCAGATCGGACAGTAAGTCTTCCAGACGCAAGTGGAACATTACAACTTAGAGTTGCAGATGTTTCAGATACTGAAATTGGATATCTTAATGGTGTAACTTCATCAATCCAAACACAGATTGATGCTAAGGCTCCAAAGTCAGCACCAACATTTACTGGAACAGTTACATCATCAAACGACTTAGTTGTTGACGGAAACCTAACAGTTAACGGTACAACATTTAACGCATCTTCAACATCTATCGTAATTGAGGATAATATGTTGCAACTTGCTCACCAAAATGCAGCAAACACAGTTGACTTAGGTATTGTTGTTGCTTACAATGATGGAGCAGCAAAGCACTCAGGTCTTGTAAGAGACGTATCTGATGATGAATGGAAACTCTTTAAGGGTGTAACATCAGAGCCTACAACTACAGTTAACTTTGCTCAAGGATCACTTGATAACCTTGAACTAAATAACTTGGTAGCAGCAGGAGTTGTCTTTACAGACGGTACACAGACAAAGGAAGGTACTCCTTCTCGTACTCCAATTATTCAAAAGACAGCAGGATATACACTTTCAGCACTAACTGAAAGAGATTCTCTAATTGAAGTTTCACATACAGGTGGATCAGCAGTTAACATTACAATTCCTGCAGATTCAACATTAAACTTCCCAATCGGAACTTCTATTGATGTTCTTCAAACAAACACTGGTGGAGTTGCAATTGCAGGAGCAGCAGGTGTAACAGCAAATGCTACTCCAGGATTAACACTACGTACACAATGGTCATCTGCAACTCTCTTCAAGAGAGCAGCAAACACATGGGTTGTTTACGGAGATCTTAAGTAATTTTGTAAGAAGAAAAGGAGAATTAAATAATGGCAAACAAAAGAGTAGGTAAAAAGTCCCAAGCAGCAAATGACTTCTTGGAACCAAAGCCACCAATAAACGTATCTGCTACGGATGTTGGAACAGGTAGAGCGTTTAACAGTGCAGCAGCATCAGTTGCTTTTGAGTTGCCAGCAGGATCTCCACCAGCGACTTCTTACACAGTAACTGCAACCTTTGTTGCAACTGGTTCAGGAGGAGACGGAGTAAGTGGTACTACTGTAACACAGTCTGGAGTATCTTCTCCAGTTGTTATCGGAGGACTTAAGTCTGCAGCATCTTATACATTTGCTGTTACCGCAACAAATGCTTCTGGAACTTCAGCATCTTCTTCTTCTACTGGGTCAGTTTCTGTTACATCAAGACCAGCAACACCAGCAGCACCAAGTGCAACTGCAGGAGTTAACCAAGATACAGTTACATGGTCAGCACCACTAAATGGTGGAAAGGCTATTTCAGGTTATATTTGGGCATCTTCAGACAGTAAGACTAACCTTGCAGGAGGAACTCCTGGAGGAGGGCCTCTTAATGCAACATCTGTAGTTGTTTCACAAGAAGCAAATACTGCTCAAACATATACTGTTTATGCAATTAATGCTAACGGAAACTCTGATACATCTGCTGCCTCTGGTAGTGTAACTACTATTGCTCCATTCTTCCCGCCATTCTTCCCGCCATTCTTCCCGTTCTTCCCACCATTCTTCCCACCGTTCTTCCCGTTCTTCCCGCCATTCTTCCCACCGTTCTTCCCATTCTTCCCACCATTCTTCCCATTCTTCCCGTTCTTCCCATTCTTCCCACCGTTCTTCCCATTCTTCCCGTTCTTCCCACCATTCTTCCCATTCTTCCCGTTCTTCCCATTCTTCCCACCGTTCTTCCCATTCTTCCCGTTCTTCCCACCATTCTTCCCACCGTTCTTCCCAAGTTTTGGGCCGTCCTTCGGTGGAGGTAAGTGGGATCCACAACTCGGATAACATAAAATAATAAAGGTATACCACATCATAAATTTGGTGTGGTATACTTTTATTTGTAGAGAGTAATAGGGAGAAAATTATGAATACATATGATGAAAATGAAACCCCATGGTTCACTAAGGATAGGTCAGAAACAACAATAAACAGATATCCATCAAAAACTATTGGTAACAATATTTTAGTTGAAAACCCAGCGCTAGGAATTAACCTATATAGGAATGTTTTTTCAAAAGAGGATTCTGAAAGATATATAAATACTCTTGAGTCAAACTTGGGCGGTAATGGAAAATATAAATGGTCAGAGGCAAAGGTAACTAACTCTGATGTTCCAATTAAAAAGGCTAGAGACGCTGTAGATTTTAAATATAAACAAGAAAACTTGGGGCCAAGAGATGAGCATAATTCTGAACTTATTGATCTACACGAAGAGATCTATCAAAAGTTAAAATTTTGTGTTGACGATTATGCACGTTACTGGGGAATTAATGTAGTTTATTATGAGGCATTTAACTTTGTAAAGTATGAAGGAGAAGGAACACACTTCAATATACATGCAGACCATGGTCCAATGTATAACTGCACCGTATCTGCTGTAATATATATAAACGAGGACTATGATGGTGGAGAAATTAAGTTTCCAAGAATGGATAACTATACACATTCTCCCAAAATAGGAGACATTATTCTTTGTCCTTCAAATTACATCTATGAACATGCTTCCTTACCAATGAAAAAAGGAACCAAGTATTGTGTTGTGGTAATGACAGATATTAATGAACTAGGACACAAGTAGTGTCTTTAGTTGCAATATTTACATCATTTAGGCCATGGCTAAATAAGGATAGTCTTTCTGTTCCAGGACCAACCCAGGCTGTAATTCCCGAATGGTATAAGGAAGCAGATAGGTTTGCAAAAATGCCAAATGGAGATTACTATAAAGCAACAAAAGAAATCTGCCCAGTTGCAAAAGAAGGCACAAAAGATGACTACGGAAAGATTCCAACATGGAAAGCATGTCCTGCAATCATGGATGCATTTTCAACTGGTTATGTTTTTAAGACTCCCTGCGATTTGACTTTTTTTAAAGATGCATATGGAAACATTAATGTCAAGGTTGAAGATCCAAGACATAAAGATTTTTGTACTCAAAGACCACCAATGCCACAGTTTGAGCATCCACTCGGATACTATAGATATCACTTTGCATGGTCTGCTGACTGGGGATTAGAATTGCCAGAAGGATACAGTGCTTTGTTTATGACACCAATGAATAGATTTGATCTTCCATTTTTAAATACTACTGGAGTAGTTGATTCAGACAAAGTTCATCTTCTTGGAAGTTTTCCATTTTTTATTGCTGAAGGATGGGAAGGAACACTTCCAGCAGGTACACCATATCTTCAGATTCTTCCTTTTAAAAGAGAAAACTGGGATCACGAAATAGAAATTTTAGATCAGTCTAAAATTTATGATAAAATGGTTAAGAACATGGAGTTTTACCGTCAGCCAGATGGCGGGGTATACAAAAATAAAGTATGGTCAAGAAGAGAATATAGATAAGGAATATAAAAATGCAAACATGGACAGAGAAAAAAGACCTTGGAAATGGCATATATCTTTACAAGAATGTCATTAAAAAAGAGTTTGATGTAATCAATAGGATTGAAAATGCAATTGGCTCAGTTGCCGAATATGGAAAGTTGTCTCCAGAAGGAAACAAGTATCACTGGATGCCAGCGTATGTCGGATACCAGCAATTAATGCCAGACTATAGAGATTGTGTTGATTTTAAGTATAAGAAGGCAGATATAGAGCATGACCCTAGCGAAGAGTCTTTGAAGTTGCAATCTCTTTGGCAAGACATATATGATGCACAATTTGAAGCAGTTGAGGATTATAGAAGAAATCACAACATTATGCCACTAAAGTATTGGGAGGCTTTTAACTTTATTAAGTATGGTCCAGGACAGCACTTTAAAGAACACCATGATCACGGATACTCATACAACTGTACAGTTTCTCTTGTTGCATATGTTAATGATGACTACGAAGGTGGAGAACTTTTCTTTAGGTTACAGGGCTTAAATATCAAGCCAGAGGCTGGAGATCTTTTTATATTTCCATCTAACTTTATGTATCCTCATCAAGCAATGCCAGTGCACTCAGGAACAAAATATTCTATTGTCACAATGCTAGACTATAGCAAAAAGTTTCACACTCCAGACATGTACGATCCAAAGTGGGATAACGAGTAATGTTTGATATCTCAGTAGAGAAAATGAATGGTGCCCCATTTGATATTGCTCCAATGTCTATAAAAAGAGATTGGATGGACAGCACATCAGAAGGTCACGCATATAGATGTTTTCCAGTAACACAGTCAAACGTAGTTGGTTGGAGCCTTTTTTGCAAAGAAGATATAGAGTTTTTGTGGGACGGAATAAATGATCAAACTCAGGACCACGTCGATATTGTCTCTGGACCAGAAGGCTCGTATACTGGAAGAGGCCAGTCATCTATTAGTTTTAATACTGGGTTAATATTTAGAACAGGACAAAATGTTAGCCTTTTTACTATCAATCCAGTAAACTACTTTAATGAAGATTTTGAAACAATGTCTAATTTAATTAGCACATCTTTTTATGATAACCCTTTGCCACTAGCAATAAAAGCAAAGTCTGCAAACAAAAAGGTATTGATTAAATCAGGCACACCGTTAGCAACAATAATACCAATATCTTTGTCAGAACTAAATAATACGTCAATAGATATAGTTGAATACAAAGATGAAGACAGAAAAAGAATAGAAGCAAATATTTCATATGGAGAGGCTGCACAAATTCTAAACTCTTCTGGAGAATGGACAGATTGGTACAGAAATGCTGTTAATGAAAAACAAGAGTCTTTAGGGTCTCACGAAGTAAAAACTTTAAAACTTAGCGTAAAAGATAATACTGGTAAATAATGAGCGAACTAAATATGACACATGACGACATGGTTAATGATTATGTTGCAAATGCAAAAGAAGGAAGAGTAGGTCACTACATAATAACAGTTTCTAGAGATGGAGAGTCTCCAGTAAGGTCAATAATTTCTTTTGACAATATTGAGCAAGCACTAGAAGGGTACGAGATGTATCAAGACGCAGGCTTTGCTAAAGAATATCTGACGGTATCTTTGTACCAACCATCTGGAAATACACTTACAAAGGTTTTAAAAAGAAATCATGCAGGAGACCCATCTTTTGTTAGACAAAACTACATAGATACTGTGGAAGCGCTTCACGGTTTAAAAGATAAACTAAGCAAAGAAGATTATGAGGAGACGTGTATTAAAATTGTAACCTCTTTTGCAAAAGATAATTGGAGATTCAACATAGAAAGATTTTTAAAACAACTAGAAATAGACAGGAAATTGTAGGGTATAAGATCCTATGATATAATCAAATTATGGAAAATATAAATGCCTCTGTTGTAGTAAGAAAGCCGTCTATGACACCTTCTGGATGGTTTGGAAGCAGTAAAGATATGATCGTTGAGTTAGAAAACTTTATGACTCAAGAGGAAATAGACTTTTTAGAAAAGGCTGCGAAGTCTTTAACTATTTGGGATGTAACAGAAAGCCATGTAAATGAAAACGGAACAGTCGTTTATGACTCAGATTACTGGAAAGACAGAGTTGCAACTAGTCCAACTCTAGACAAAAATGATCCAGCCATTGCCCCAGTTATTGCGGGATTGTTTCAAAGACTAAAGCCAATTGTCGAAGAGTTCTACAAGGTTGAGGTTGTGCCAACAGGAACAACAATTGTAAAGTGGCTGCCAGGGCAATTTCAAAAACCACATGCTGACAAGGAACTTCATGAAGGACCAGATGCTGGTCTTCCTAATGATTTTCCAAATTACGATCTATCAAGTTTGTTTTACTTAAATGATGATTATGAGGGTGGAGAACTATACTTTCCACTTCAAGATGTTCAGTTTAAACCTAAGAAGGGCGCAGCATATTTTTTCCCTGGAGATAAAAACTATATTCATGGAGTAACAGAAATAAAGAGTGGCCTTAGATTTACCTGCCCATTTTTTTGGGAAATTGTTAAGCATACTGGTGACAGACAGCCATGACAGATAAAGATATTGACTTTGTAGAGATATATCCCAATATTCTTGTATACAAAAATGTCTTTGAAGATCCAGAAAAAATTTATGAGATATTAAAGAATTCTTCAGAGACTGAAGTTGATCAAATTTTTGGAGAGTGGTCTGAATGGTCTCACTTTGGTCATTACATAAACTATCCAGTAGGAGAATTTTTTGGTAAAAACTGGAGTTATGAGAATATACAGACTATAGAAACGCACAACGAAGTACAAGAGGATCAGAAATATTTTTTACTAGAGTTAGCAAAAGGTTTTGACAAGGTTACGGGTCACTATATTTCAAAATTTGGAAAAGATTTTGATTTTGATAAAACAGAAACCATACAAACAAAAGACGGAGACTCTGTTCCTTTGTGGCAAATGTATGGTCCATCAATTTCTAAGTATCACAAAAACATGCCAGAGAGAATGTCTATGACCTATCATTCTGATTTTATAAGAGAGCCAATACCTAGCCCAGGATATAAGTTTGCTATAACGGCAAATGCATATTTTAACGAAGATTATGTCGGAGGAGAAGTTGATTTTTTTGTAAACGGAGAACTTATAAAGTATAAGCCAGAAGCAGGAGACTGGCTGTTGTTTCCTTCTGGCCATCCAGAAGTACTAAAAAAAGGAGATACCGTATACCTTCATGGAGTTTTCCCATCTTATGAGAACGAAAAATATTTTGCTAGGATGTATTGGAGAAAGTATAGCGTAGGAAGTCAAGAGTGGTTTGACAAAGAAAATGAGTTTGGAAAAGAGGTTTGGGCAAGTATGCAAAATAACATAATGCAGGAGTATAATAAGATAATCCCAAATAGATTTGAAATACCAGAAGGAGTGAGGCTAAGATGAATCTAGAAAACAAAAAAAGAATAACAAAGGATATAGTTGTTTATGAAAACTTTATTGATGCAGAAACTGCTGCAAAACTTGTAAAGGTATTAGACAAGCATGCCGAACTTGGATTAATTACATGGATGCCAATATCATTTTACGAGTCCTACTCTTCAGTATTGCCACAAGACAATGACGAGCATGTAGAAAATGAAGGGTTACCAAGTAACATATTCTCACAAATAAAGCAGGGCATTATTGATGCTGTTGCAAGCGTACATGATCTTGATCCAAAAATTATTTCTCAAATTGGTTACCATACACAAAAGTGGGAGCCTGGAGCATATGCAAGAAAACATTCTGACAACACAGATGAGCACGGCCATTCTGGTGCTTTTACCAGAAGTAGATATGCAGCCTTTTTATATTTGAACGATGATTTTGAGGGCGGGATGTTGCAGTTTCCAGACCAAGACATAAGCCTGCAGCCTAAAGTCGGAATGCTTGCTGCATTTGACGGGGGATTTAACAATATGCACGAAGTAACTCTTATAACTAGTGGAGTCAGATACACCATAGGTTCTTTCTGGGACGATAGAGAAGAAGATGCTTATCCACAAGAACTAAGAGATGCTTGGGCAGAAGAAATGAAAGAAACCAGAGCAAAACAAGAAATTGAAAGAGCAGAATGGCAAGAGTTGTTAAAGCAAGGGTGGAAACTTGATGCCGATGGTAATAAGTACAAGGCAGGTGACCTATAAATGGAAGTTTTTTTAAAGAAAGAGTTTGAAGATGCTGGATATGATGTTGAAGTTTTTCATGATCATGTTTTGTTTGTAAAAGACTTTTTAAAAGAAGAAGAACTTCAGGAGATTTTAGAAATAATTGAAACAACCGATAACGAAGTTTGGTCTATTGAGTATACCAAAAATCTTTCTAGATTTTGCATGGAAAAATTTGGAAGAGATGATGTGGAGAACTTGGTAGCAGAAGGAAAGTTTGAAATCACAGTAGGCTGGGAAGATAAAAATTTAGACATAACCAACAGAAAGATAAGCGTTACTTTAAATAATAGGCTTTCAAGGTTGCTTGAAATAGCAGACCCATCTTTAGAACTTGGTGGATTTGGCACTATGCAAAGAATGCAACCAGGTGTTCAGTTAAAGTCTCATACAGACCAGCATACAGACCCATCCATTAGATATGCTGCTATACTTTATATTAATGACGACTATAAGGACGGAACTCTATTCTTCAAAAATAAAGAAGATTCAGATCTAAGGCCAAAGCCAGGAACCTTGCTTGTTTTCCCAGGAAACGAAGAGTACGAGCACGGTGTTAGGACTGTTGGAGAAGGACCTATTAGATATGTAACTGTAGGCTTTATGAAGGTCACAGGGTTTTACGAAAAAAATAAATACTAAGGAGATACAAAATGAACAGAGAAATACTTGAGGAAAAGGTTTACTATTACACAAACGTAATTGAAGACCCAAAAAAACTTGTTGAGGCAATTGAAAACGATAATCAAGACCCTTGGGGCGAGTGGATGGCTTGTAGTGGTCAGCACTACGTCTATGGAACAGATAAGACTATTGCTTTGACATCAGAAACAGATGAAAAAAATAAGTACATTTACGATACTTTGCAAAAAGCATTTGATGATGTAGCAAGAGATTATGCTAAGGCTCAGGGCATAACAGATGAGCCAAAGTTGTTTCCTCAATACCCAATTAAAAAGTATCAGCCAGGAACATTCATGGGTGCACACTTTGATCAGCAAGAGGGTGACGAAAGACTTAAGGTTTCTTTTGTGATGTATCTTAATGATGACTACGAAGGTGGAGAAATATCTTTTACTATAGCATCACCAGACGGTGTATTAAATCAGGCTAGTCCAGAGTCAGATTTTGCAGAAGCGGAAAAGAATGGTAACTATACTTTTGCTGTAAAGCCAAAAGCAGGAAGCATTATAGTGTTTCCTCCATCACCACCATATCACCACACAGCGCACCTAGTAAAGAGTGGTGAAAAGATTATGGTTCCGCAGCACTGGATTCATTAATTTTCTTTTTTACTTTTAGTCTGATATTTATAGTTAGAGGGTAGGCGTGTTAACAAATAAAATTGAGTTTATACCATTGCCAACAAAAGGTTTTGAGTATAATTTTCCACACCCAACTTCTGCACAGGAAACATCACCTGCCTGGTATAAAGATCAGCCTTCTTCTTTTAGCCAAGAAAATGAAGACAGAAACCTAAACTTAACTGTAAAAAAATGTTTGCCATTTTTTGATGCAATGACTATGGGATATTTGTTAAGGATGCCAGTTGATCTTTATCTAAATACTAAAAATAAAAAAATTGAGTGGAGTATTTCAGAAGAGTTTTCTTTTGTTAAAGATATAATGATTAACTGGCACTCTTCAGAACATATATCTCATTATCCATCTAAGTCTAATTTTTATGTAGATGACCTACTTAGGATTAATCCAATGTGGATGACTAGAACTCCTAAAGGATATAGTTCATTCTTTACATCTCCCATTCATCAATCAAATATTCCTATTAAAGCAATAGAGGCAGTAGTAGATACAGACAAGTTTTTAACTGCTGGACTAAACTCATTCTTTTTGGAAAAAGATTTTGATGGGGTGATAAAGCAAGGGACACCAATACTTCAGGTAATACCATTCAAAAGAGATTCTTGGGAAATGGATATTAATATGCACAATGATCCAGACGCTATCTCTGATCAAAGAAAAAAGGGAGCAGGCCTATATCCAAATGCATATCGCAAGTGGGCTTGGGAAAAAAAGAATTTTAACTAATTATAAAGATTAACAACAGGGTGAGAGTTTTGCTTTTTTAAAAACTCTGCTATACTTAACACTATTCCGTTTTTGAAAGGACGATACACATGACAGATTTTTTTAGTTTTAGACTTCCAGAAGATTTTGTAGAAAAGTACAAAAACACAGAAAGTCCATTTGGTTTTAAAGATGCAGCAGAAAACTCACTTGGAGAAATTACTTTTATTCGTACTTATTCTCGCATGAAGGAAGACGGAACTAAGGAAAGATGGCACGAGGTATGTCGTCGTGTAATCGAGGGTATGTATTCAGTTCAAAAGAATCATGCTAAAGAAAACCGTTTACCATGGAATGATTACAAGGCTCAGAAGTCTGCACAAGAAGCATTCCAAAGAATGTTTGAATTGAAGTGGACACCACCAGGACGAGGTATGTGGGCATTTGGAACTCCTATGACTATGGAGAAGAAAAACTCTGCAGCACTGCAAAATTGTGCAATGGTATCTACCAAGGACATTGATAAGAATGATCCAGGAGCCCTATTCGCTTGGGTTATGGATGCACTGATGCTTGGTATTGGTGTTGGGTTTGATACAGTGGGACAGGATAAGAATTTTGCAATCTATGCTCCAACAGAGCCAGAGCAGATCTTTGAAATCCCAGACACTCGTGAAGGCTGGGTAGAGTCAGTTAGACTTCTAATCAACTCATACCTAAGACCAAACCAGAGTATCCAGAAGTTTAACTATGACTTGATCAGACCTCTTGGAGCACCTATCAAGGGCTTTGGAGGCGTTGCATCAGGTCCTGCACCTCTTATCAAGTTGCATGACCAGATAGACCGTGTAATCGGCTCCAGAGGCGGAGAAACACTAGACTCTCGTGCCATCGTGGACCTTGTAAACCTTATTGGTACCTGTGTGGTATCAGGTAACGTAAGAAGATCAGCAACTCTTGCTTTGGGTAATGCAGGAGATGAAACATTTATGAATCTAAAGAATTCAGATATGTTCCCAGAACGTAACTCATTTGATCCAGAAAATCCAGGTTGGGCTTGGATGTCTAACAATTCTATCTCAGCAGAAGTAGGAACAAAGTACGAAGACTATGTAGATTTAATTACAGAAAACGGAGAACCAGGTTTTATTTGGCTGGATGTTGCTCGTAATTATGGACGACTAAAGGATGCGCCAGACGGTAAGGATTATCGTGTGATGGGATTTAACCCATGTGCGGAGCAGCCATTGGAATCATACGAATTGTGTACACTTGTAGAAGTGCACTTAAATCGTCATGAATCTAAGGAGGACTTCCTGCGTACCCTGAAGTTTGCATACCTTTACGGAAAGACTGTAACACTTGTTCCAACACACTGGCCACAAACAAACGGTATCATGCAACGTAATCGTCGTATTGGTACATCTTTAACAGGTATTGCATCGTTTGCAGATCAAAAAGGTTTGCCAATTGTTCGTGAGTGGATGGATGAAGGATACAACAAGATCCGTCACTATGACCACCAGTATTCAGAGTGGCTTTGTGTTCGTGAATCAATTCGTGTAACAACAGTCAAGCCTTCAGGATCAGTTTCAATTCTTTCTGGTGCAACTCCTGGAGTTCACTGGGGACCTGGAGGAAACTTCTTCCTTCGTGCAGTTCGATTTGGAAACACAGACCCAATGATGCACTTGTTCAAAGCAGCAGGGTACACAATTGAAGATGACGTAGTATCAGCAAACACATCAGTAGTTTACTTCCCAATCAAGTCGGGTCATCCAAGATCTGAAAAGGATGTAACTCTATTTGAAAAGATTGCTCTTGCAGCAACTGCTCAGAAGTACTGGTCTGACAATGGTGTTTCTGTAACTCTTTCATTTGACAAGGAAACAGAGTCAAAGCATGTTGTTCCAGCACTGCATATGTACGAGGGACAATTAAAGGCAGTCTCATTCCTTCCAATGGGAAACACCGTTTATCCTCAGCAGCCATATACTCAAATTACTGAAGAAGAGTATGAGTCCCATATCGGCAAGTTAAAGCACATTGATTTCTCTGCTATCTATGATGGAGCAGAAAATCTTGAGGCTCAAGGAGAGATGTACTGCACAACAGACTACTGCGAAATAAAGACAGGATAATATAATTTCACATAGAATAGTTATTAATGATCTAAAGGTTTCAAAAAAAGATTGTGACCTTGGAATAAATCTTATTGACTCTTTTTATGATAACGGCCAACTTGTTCCTTTTGAGGATAACCCATATGTCCTAGTTGCTCCCGAAGACAGGAGCGTGGTGTCTTTATTGTGCAAGTATTCTGAAATTGTAAATAAACTAAATAAAAACAATAATGGATTTATCCCAGAACTTTACACGGTAAGTGCTGTCCTATCTTTATGGGAAGAGGGGTCCTATGCTGGCAAGCACATAGACTCTCATTCTGGATATGAGTTTGTTCAGTTTAGTTCTGTTTTGTATTTAAATGATAACTATTCTGGTGGAGAGTTATACTTCCCAAATCAAGATTTTCTATACAAGCCAAAAGCAGGTGACATCGTAACATTCCCGTCTGGTGGAACAGAATACTCGCACTCTGTAAAAAAAATAACTAGAGGTAAAAGGTACACCATGGCAATGTGGCACTCAATGGAAAAAGACAAAAGGTCTCCAATAATATACAACGATATGGGTTTGTAACTGGTATAATGGGGTAGGAGAATATATGACAACACCATCAAACCTGTATGCAGAAAAAGTCTTTGCTGAGCATCCGACTGGCCTATGGGCATTAGATGATAAGGCAGACTATATTTCTTTGATTTCAGAATCTCAAAGAAATTTGTTAAATTGGACAATAGTTGGCGGTACTTATGAATCCTATCCTAACTCAATAGATGAACCCTTTATTAATAGTTATGTGGGAAAGATAACGGCAACACCAACTACAAATGAGTTTGCATCGATAACAGCAACAAGCAATGACATAATGGATCTAAAGGATTTTAATGAATACCTTAGAACATTTTCTATAGGAGGATATTTTTACTCACAAAGCGCTTACGTTGCTGGTTTTGAAATTGGATACCAGTATACAGACACAACAAGCGGACAAGATATAACACATCTTAAGAATTACGATACCGTTATAAATAGCAATTGGATTTTTATATCAGAAACATTTGACACTCCTCCAGACGATACAAAGATAAGAATAGTCTTTAAGATTAATTTTATTGGAGGTTCAGAAACAGAAGATGTGTTTTTGGTAAATGGAATAAGTCTTGGCCAGTGGTCAGAAGAGTTTGCTTCAGCATCTCTCGGTGTTGAAACAGTAAACATTCCATCAAGCATATCTATTGCTCCACAAAAGGGTGTTGTTGCCAGGTGCTACGGTCTTCAAGAGTTAGATGCCTACTACCTAGTTTCTGACAATATGCTTAAAGCAAAAAATTCAGGAATACCAATTGTATATGGAACTTCTGGCCTAACAACAATGTATCCAAACAACGGAAACCCATCTTTAATAATTCCTGGAGTGGGATTTTTAAATGAGGCTGGAAAGTTTAGGCAGTACACTTTAGAAACATGGCTTAGAATAAATTCATATAGTGATGACAGAAAGAGGATCATTGGCCCAATTGCCTCAGATGATGGTATATATATAGATGGTCCATCTATAGGTTTAAAAGTAGGAGAGCAGTACAGCACTTACTATGTTGGTGAGTGGACCAGACCAATGCTTATTCATCTAAGAGTAGGAAAAAATAATTCTTCTTTGCTTATTAATGGACAAGAGGTTATATCTTTAAGTTACTTGACTGAAGATCTTCTTTTACCAGATATGCTAAATGACGATAAAGATCAAGACTGGATAGGCTTCTACGCATACGAAGACGTGTTCCCAATAGAGATTGACTGTGTTGGAATATATCCATATACTGTTTCAGCATCAGTTGCAAAAAGAAGATTTGTGTTTGGTCAGGGCGTTGACATTCCAGAAAACATCAATACTTCATATAGCGGTACATCTGTTTTTATTGATTACTCTTTTGCTGACTATACCTCAAACTACTCATATCCAAAAATAGGGTCTTGGAATCAGGGTTTTGGAGATAACGTATCAACTGCCAATAGGTCACTTTCTGTTCAAGAATATCCGCTACCAGAGTTACTTCTTTCTTCAAGAACAGAGCAAGAACTTTTATCTGCATGCAAAGCAGTCCAGGAATCCGACACAAAAAACTTTTTTTCATTTAGGCCAGACTCTTCCTGGAACTCTGTTTCTGGACACTTATTCTTTAAAAGTTTTGCTTTTATGAAAAACCCAGTTTCTGCTTTTTATGGCTGCTTTAGATTGCCACAAAATTCAGGGTCGGTACAAACACTTTTTAGAATTGAAAAAGAAAATACAAGTAGTTATTTTGCTATAGAGTTGTTAAATAATCAGATATCATATAAAATTAACTACGGCGGAGCAGAAGAAATAGTTTATTCTCCTCTAGTCGGAGAACCAGGAGAAGTTGTTGATGTTGGTATAAATATTCCAGCATTTGTTTCAAGATTTGGAAATCCAGCATCAGATTTTTTTGGGTCTTTGTCAGATTTAAGAATGTATGTCGGTGGAGATAAGAATGGCCTATCAACATTTACAGGAAAGATTTACAATATTGGCCTGTGTACAGCATACAATTTTCAAAAAATTAGATTCTTGTTTAATGAAATAGGGGTGCCAATCTGGAATGAGGATCTATTTGGGGTTTATCAAAACAACCAGTTAATTAATATAGATGGAGGAATAGATACAACTTCGATGCCACCATACGGAGGCATAACAGACACAGCCAACGGAGCAATTTCTGGTGGTGGAGTTGTAGTACTTGAAGAAGACTCTTTGCTGGATCATATTGCAAGTTACACTATTTTGCCAGAAACAACTTTTAATACATATAAACTAATAGTTGCATCAAATGCATATTGGGAAGATCAACTTCCTTTAACATACTTTGCTGAGTCTGTTCTTGATAGAAGAGGTGATCAATATTTTGATCTTGATTTTATTCAATTTAACGTTGACTATCCTATACCATCAAAAACAATTGCAATAGAGACAAAGCCAGAAAGTTGGACATACGCAGAGTTAGCAAACGAGTACGGTGTGCCAGTTCAAAGAACTTACACATCCTTAGATAATTATTTATTTACTGGATACAACGACTATGAAGATTTAAAAAATAAAATATCAAAAGACTATAGGTATGACACAGATGGCGCAGTTGTAAAAACATATGTAACTTTTCAATATACAGAGTTAGGTGCAAACCAAACATACTTCTACTTTACAAAAACAGAAAGACCATCAAGAGATGGGATTCTTATTCCTGGATCAGACTGGATGACAACAAAGTATGAAGTTGTAGACAATATGATTATATATCCACCAGCAGGTGTAGACTTTAACGATTTGTCTATCGTTACGCATGTAGAGATGAATGTAAAAAATTCACAAACAAATAACGTTTCAATAAAAAAACTTTCTTATGCATCACAAGCATTAAATGAGTCAGACGCAAGTCCAATAGGTACAAGATTTGGCACATCTATATACCCTTATACTAAGACTGGAATTTATTATAACTTTAAAAAGAACAATCCTTTTGCAATTTATACAGGATCGTCTCCATATTTGTATTTAACAAAAACAAGTGGTATTCAACTAAAAGGAAGATATGACCCACTTGTAAATAGGGGTCTTGCAATTCCTGTAAATGAAAGCAGGGCTGAAGGATTCAAAGTTATTGCAATGCAAATGGCCGTTAGGTTTGACGGGGACTATTTCCCATATGCTCCAACACAAATATTTGAGATACAGAGCAAAGATTCTTATATAAAGTTTTACATGGTTGCCAGCGATCCTTCTGGTAGAAGAGCAAAAGTTTATGCAATAGACGCAAACACAGGACTAATACAAAATGGTATTGGATTTTATTGGAACGGAAAAATAGTAAAAGAGCCTGTTTTAACATTGCAGGAATGGGGATTCCTTGGAATTAACTTTTCTAGCAGCCTAAACTTCTCATTTTTTGAAGGGGCAGTAAGGCTGACTGGGCCACTATTATTTAATAGCATTTCTTATTATCAGTCTACAAATCTTCAAGAAGTACAGAACATAGCAGAAAGACCATGGTTTAGAGTAAAGGTTCTTGGGTCCTTTGAACTTGACTGGGAGTTCTGGGATACTGGTTCATTTAATTGGAATAAGGTCCTGGTTTTGTCAGAAACAAGTTATTATGGAGTAAATCCTTCAGATGTTTACAAGAGTTATACTGGAACAAATAAGATTATAGTAGATGATGAGCGACCAGTTAGTTTTGGGGAGTACTCATATACAGTGTTCACAGATGTAAATTGGAACCAGTTCGTACAAGATCCAGTCTAATATGGTATACTTGTAGTTATGGATTCCCTAATAGACCCAAAAACTGGTCAGCCAATTGTAAAGAACGTTAGACGACAGGTAATTGAAAAGAATTACGACTGGGGTTTGTACGTATACAAGAAGGCTAACGGCAAGTGGTTTACAGATGGCAATGGCTCAGTTCTTAATATTCCGTCAGACAAAAATGACATTTCTAGAATTGCAGAACTAAAAAAGACTGCAATGTACTATGGAGATCCAGGAGATGGCACTTGTGTATTTGTGCCAGGCCTAACAAGAGTTTCCGAAGAAGAGTATTCTGAACAAGTTGACAGAATGAAAGAAGGACTTATCCCTTCTCTTAACGACCTTGGTGCAGTACAGGCAGCAAAAGATACAATTGCTAAGTATGGGGATGAGGAGTAATCATGGAAGACAACGATTATGAAATTAGCGCAAGAATTGATGAAGCAGCAAAGAAAGACGATACATTTGCAAAGTCAGATCCATTCAATGGCAATTGGGATACTTTAAAAACTTTAGATGGTCTTGATGCCAACTTTAAAAGAAGAACAAGCAGACTTTCAACCAAGATGGTTGAGCCAACAACACAATATACAACTGCAGCACTTGCAGGAAAAAGCGGTATTGATGGAGCACAATCAAAAGAAATAAATCCAGGCTTAGTATACGTAAATGGCTATGGAATGTTCGACGTAATTACACCACCATGGAACCTTTATGAATTAGCAAACTATTATGATACATCATTTGCAAACCATGCAGCAATTGATGCCAAGGTAGAAAACATTGTTGGTCTTGGGTACGAGTTCAAAGTTTCTCCAAGAACAATGATGAGACTTGAAGCATCAGAAGATAACAGTGCAACACAAAAAGCACGAAAGAGAATTGAAAGAGCAAAGATTGAAATGCGTGATTGGCTAGAGTCTCTTAATGATGATGACTCTTTTACAGCCACAATGGAAAAGGTTTATACAGATCTTCAGTCAACAGGAAATGGTTACCTAGAAATCGGTAGAACAACTCGTGGAGAAATTGGATACGTTGGGCATATACCAGCAACAACAATGCGAGTAAGAAGACTAAAAGACGGCTACGTTCAGATCATTGGAAACAAAATTGTTTACTTCCGTAACTTTGGGGCAAAGAACCAAAACCCATTAACCACAGATGCTAGACCAAACGAGATTATTCACTTTAAGCAGTACTCACCTTTAAATACATTCTACGGAGTGCCAGACATTATGTCGGCTATCAACTCACTACATGGAGACTCTCTTGCTTCACAATACAACATTGACTATTTTGCAAACAAAGCAGTTCCACGCTACGTTGTAACATTAAAGGGTGCAAAACTTTCTGGAGATGCAGAAGATAAGATGTTTAGATTCTTGCAAACAAGTCTCAGGGGGCAGTCTCATAGAACGCTATATATTCCACTTCCAGGTGATAGCGAAAATAATAAAGTTGAATTTAAGATGGAACCCATCGAAGACGGTATACAGGACGGCTCATTTAAAGAGTATCGTAAACAAAACCGTGATGATATTCTAGTAGCACACCAAGTGCCATTATCTAAACTTGGAGGTGGCGATTCTGGTTCTATTGCAGCAGCACTTGCACAGGATCGTACCTTTAAGGAGCAGGTTGCAAGACCAGCACAGAGACAACTTGAAAAAATGATCAACAAGATTATTCGTGAAAAGACAGATATCATTGAGTTTGTATTTAACGAGTTGACACTAACAGACGAGATTGCCCAGTCTCAAATTCTTGAAAGATATGTTAAGAATCAGATCATGACTCCTAACGAGGCAAGAGTTGTTTTGGATATGCCACAGAGAGATGGTGGGGATGATGTTTTAGATCTTAGCCCAGCAGCATCTGCAGAGGCAAGGACTACAAGATCAAGGGATGCAGAAAGAACCAACAATAATTCTGACAGCACTTCAACAGTTTCTGGCAGAGCACCAAAGGGAGAGGGACGACAAACACCTTAATGTCCAATATGTCCAATATGTGATATATGTACAAAAGGGGGTTTATAATATAATGGTGAGCAATATATCTAAGGCCCATTGGAATTCAGATGGGGAAAATCTTCGTCTTTCAATGCCTTTTAATAAGGTAGACAAAGAACGTCGTATCGTTTCAGGTTTTGCTTCACTGGATAACCTTGACAAGCAGATGGATATTGTTACATCTGAAGCATCAATGAATGCCTTTGCAAAGTTCCGTGGAAACATTAGAGAAATGCACCAGCCACTTGCAGTTGGCAAGATGATTAATTTTAGAGAAGACAAGTATTTTGATCCAGAGTCAAAGAAGTTTTATAAGGGAGTTTTTGTTTCTGCATATGTTTCAAAGGGCGCACAAGATACTTGGGAAAAGGTTCTTGATGGAACACTAACAGGTTTTTCTATTGGCGGAAGAATGAATAAGTGGGATGATGGTTATGATGAGAAGTCAGACTCACAGATTAGAATTATTAAGGATTATGATTTGGTTGAGTTGAGTCTTGTAGATTCCCCAGCAAATCAGTTTGCAAATATTGTTTCAGTTGAAAAGGTTGATGGCGTAGATGTTATCAAAGCAGATTCAACAGTACTAGAAAATGTTTTTTATGATAGAGAAAATGGAATTGTTATATCATCTGAGAATGAATCAGAACTTAGCCCAGTTACTGGAGAGCAGATGGAAAATATAGGGTTCGTTGAAAAAACGGATGATGAAAAAACAACAATGATAAAATTCTTAGTTGATAGTGCTAAAGGCATTAATACTTCTAAGATTAACAAGGAGGTACAACCTATGACAAAATCAAAAACACAAGTTGAAAAAACAGATGTAGTTGAAGATGTTGTGGTCGCTCCAGAGGCAGATGCCGTGGTTGAAGAAGTTACTGAAGAAGTTGCAAAGGCAGAAGAGACAGAGACAGCAGATGTTGTTAAGTCAGATGAAGCAGTTGCAGAAACTACTGAAGATGCACCAGTTGTAGAATCAGTTGAAAAGGTAGCAGACACAGACGCAGATGTATCTAAGTCAGATGATGTAGTTGTAGAAGCAATTGCAGAAATCAAGAATAATCTAACATCAGCCTT